GGTAATGCGAACCTCGACTTCCCGCTAGATACGACATTTTCATAAGGGGGCTGCGTGCTATCTCAACAGGAGGTTGCCGAACACCTGGATATGACTCGACAGTCAGCAAGCGACATGCTTCAGAAGCTCGGTATTTCTCTGCGTTCCACGTCTTTGACTGACATCCGCGTCGCGTACATCCGCAGATTGCGCGAACAGGCTGCCGGACGATTCTCCGATGGCCCGCTAGACCTGATGAATGAGCGGGCCAGGCTTGCAAAGGAGCAAGCAGACCGGCTTGAGCTGCAGAATGCGCAGACGCGTAAGGAGCTGGCACCAGTTGTACTGATCGAGCAAGTCCTGGCGAAAGCAGGCACGCGCGTCGCCGGCATCCTGGACGCCATCCCAGGAATGATCCGGCGACGGTCCCCGTCTCTTTCGTCTTCTGACCTTGATTGCATCGCTGCAGAGATTGTCAAGGCGCGAAATCTGGCTGCAGCGCTGTCTCTTGGCGACCTGGAAGCAGAAGGCCAACCTTAATGCTTGACATGCTGACCAAAGACCAACGAGATTCTGTTGAGCGTCGGTTTTCTGGCGGCATGCAGTCGTTTGCTGCTCCGCAGCACATGACGCTAGAGGAATGGGCGGAACAGCACTTCTACCTGAGTGCTGAATCATCCTACGTCGAACAGCGCTGGCGGGCCTGGCCATATCAACGGGCCATCATGGCATGCATCTCGAACGACGACATCCGCGAAATCAACTGGCCAAAGGCTGCGCGTACCGGTAACACCAAGATCATGCTGGCGGCGATCTGCTACTTCGCAGCGCACAAGCGGCGCAACCAGGCAATGTGGCAGCCAACGGATGACGACCGCACTGAGTTCGTAAAGACTGAGCTTGACCCTGCGATTCGCGATGTCGCTGCCATGCAGCGCGTGTTCCCGGCGTACCTTGCACGCCACAAAGACAACACGCTGCAGCAGAAAACTTTCCTTGGATCGATACTGCACCTTCGAGGCGGAAAGGCAGCCAAGAATTACCGCCGTATCTCGATCGACGTCGGTTATCTGGACGAAGCTGACGCATTCGACAGGGATGTGGAGAACGAGGGAGACCCTTTTTCTCTCGCTGAAAAGCGCGTCGAGGGCGCCACGTTCCCGAAAATGATCGTTGGCAGCACGCCAAAGACGAAGGGCTTCTCGCTGATCGAGGACCGTACAGCATTGGCTCAGGAACGATTCGAGTTTTGCATTCCTTGTCCAGAATGCGGAGAGTTTCACCCTATCACCTGGGGCGGAAAGGCAGAGGCACACGGATTCAAGTGGCAGACCGTCGATGGAAAACCAGACCCCGAGTCAGTCCGCCACCTTTGCCCGCATTGCGGCACGTTGATCACGCAAGGCTCCTATCTGCACGCGTATCACTCCGGACATTACCGGAGCGACAACGGTCAGATTCTTCTCGACCATGCGGGAAACTTCACCGACAAGGACGGGCGGAGCGTTCCAGCTCCGTCTCACATCTCTTTCGTCGGCGTATGGACTGCCTACAGCCCGGCATCCAGTTGGCCGAAAATTGTCCGCGACTTCATCGCCGCTTCCGCCAAGATGAAAGAGGGCGACATCTCGGCGATGAAGACCTTTACCAACACCACACTGGGCCGATCGTGGGCAGAAAAGCTCGAAAAAACCGACGTCGATACCATCCAGGGCAGAGCAGAGCACTACAAGCTACGCACCGTGCCAGATGGAGTTGTAATTCTTCTCGCCGCCGTGGATACGCAGGACGACCGCCTGGAATGCACGGTCAGAGGGTACGGCAGAGGCTGCGAAACCTGGACCATAGCGCACGAGGTTATCTACGGCAGCCCTGGAGATGACGCGGTATGGAAGGATCTCGAAGAGTTGATCTTCGACACTGAATTCGCGCGCGCCAGCGGACAGGTTCTGCGAGTCCATGCCACCGCGATTGACTCCGGCGGCCACTTCACACAGGCCGTCTACGCCTTCGCCAAAAAACACGCGCGGCGACGAGTCTATGCCGTCAAGGGTTCGAGCGGACAGGAGAAGCACATCAAGAACGGGGCGCAAAAAGTCGATATTGATTGGCGCGGCCGAACTGAAAAGCGCGGCCTGATCCTCTGGAACGTCGGTACCAACCTCGCAAAAGACCTACTGCACAGCCGCATGGAACTGGCGGAGCCCGGGCCAGGCTACATGCATCACTCCCGCGACCTTCCTGATGAATGGTTTTCGCAACTTACCGGAGAAGCTCGCGCAGAAAGGGTAGGCGTCCGTGGACGGGAGACCAGATGGGTCGCCGACAGGAAGCGCGTTGAGGCATGGGACTGTGCGGTGTACTGCGTCTGGCTTGAAACCCACCTTGGCCTTCACCAGAAGCCGGCCAAGTTTTGGGAAATGCTCGAGTCTCGCGTTAAACCGTCAGAAACCCGCGCCGACCCTGATCCGCAAGCCATTCGCACGCAAGCAAAGACCATCGCGTCGCCTGTTGCGTCAACGACTGCGCCACCGTCACCAGAAACCCGCACAAAACGTGCTGCACCGCAGCGCATGGACACAACCGCATGGGGATCCAGGCTATGAAACGACAAACCGCGTCATGCGAATGGCTGTCAGAGCAAATCGCGGAATCTCTGGCAGAAGAAATGGGGACAGAACATCCTCAGATCAGCCGGATCGCGCAATCTGTACTCGACCGGCTACGGCGAAGATTGGGCGGGGCTTACGTCTATATCCCGAGCGCCATAGATGCGCGGCAGATGGAAATACGGGCGCAGTTCAACGGACGCAACGCGCCAGAAGTGGCCTCGGCGAACGGGGTCACTGTTCGCACAGTGTACCGACTGATCAACGGCAAAAAATAGTGACATTTTGCACCTATAAATGTCACCACCATTTGTTGGACCATCACGCCATGAGCGCAGCGTCTGACCTTCTTACCGCCTATCTCGCAGCAGAGTTGGCCATTCTCTCGCGCCAGTCATACACCATCGGCGACCGGCAACTTACCCTCGCCAATCTCGCAGAAGTCCGTAGAGAACGAGCAATTCTTGAACGTCGCGTCGCCGCGGAATCCTGCGCCGCATCGAGCACTGGAAGCCGTCACCGACTGGCGGACTTCACGCACGGATGAACTTGCTCGATCGCATGATTGCATCTGTCGCTCCTGCCGCCGCATTGAAGCGCGTACAGGCGAGGAAGATTCTCGCCAGTTACGATGCAGCAACGCCATCACGCCTGCGCCGATTCTCGAAAGAAACACGTAGCGGAGAAGCACTGGCCCGCCTGCAGTCGCCTCCGATCCGCACGCAGGCGCGCGACCTCGACCGTAATCACGACCTGGCGCGCGGGGCTCTGACGGTGATGGTCAACAACATCGTCGGCCCATCCGGAATCGGCATCGAGCCGCAACCGCGATCCGTTTCCGGTGAAATCCTCGACGATCTGGCGCAGCAACTCCTGTTTCTCTGGCGCGACTGGTGCCGTTTCCCGGAGGTAACGCTATCGCACTCCTGGCCCGGAACGCAACGGCTGATGTGCCGTACCTGGCTACGCGACGGAGAAGCATTTGCGCAATTGCTGGAAGGCGCTGTCGTCCATCTCAACCACGGTACAAAGGTGCCTCTGTCGCTAGAGATGATCGAGCCTGACCTGATTCCGACCGAAAACGAACTTGCCTTCTCCGACCAGAACGGCGGCATCCTGCGCAACGCGTGGGGGCAGCCCTATGCCTATCGGGTGTACAAAGTCCATCCCGGGGACACCTTCGCCTGGCGAAACAACCGCGACATCAAGATCATCCCAGCCGAGCGCATGCTGCACTTGCGACGCGTCGATCGCATCGGCCAGTCGCGCGGCATTTCCGAACTTGCCAGCGTCATTACCCGCCTGGAAGACCTCCGCGATTATGAGGAAAGCGAGCGCATAGCCGCCAAGATCGCAGCATCGATGGCCGCCTACATCAAAAAGGGCGCCCCTGATCTGTACACCCAGGAAACCGACGCAGAAGGCGAACCGACTCCGCGAGACATGCGATTCCGTCCGGGAATGATCTTCGACGACCTGCTTCCTGGGGAAGAAATCGGAACGATTGACACCAGCCGTCCGAACACCAACCTGCAGAGCCACCGCGACGGGCAATTGCGCGCCGTCGCGGCCGGCGTCGGCGGCAGCTATTCCTCGATTTCCCGCAACTACAACGGAACCTATAGCGCGCAGCGGCAGGAACTAATCGAACAATGGACACACTACCAGGCGCTCACTGAATCGTTCACGTCGCAGTTCGTGCAGCCCGTTTGGGAGAGATTCGTCTCTCTCGCCGTCATGTCCGGACTCGTCAAACCTCCGGCTGAACTGATGGAAGGAACGCTTGACGATGCGCTGTTCGTCGGCCAGACCATGCCCTGGATAGATCCGCTGAAAGAGGCGGAAGCCAACGAAGTGTTAGAGCGCAACTGCTACAAGTCAGGCCCGGAAATCATCCGCGCCAGAGGCGGCAACCCGCGCGAGACTGTCCTGCAGGAAGCGAACTGGCGGAAATCGAAAACCGA